GCCCTCAGACGAGAAGACCTGCGGTCAGGGGACAGGCATGCCAGGAGATCCCACCACTGGTACCTCGCCCGGCGAGAGATCATGGATGCCGGAGCCGAGGTCTCAAACCCTTACAACTTCGACGCGCGGGTACTTCAGGATGGAACCCAGTCCGAGGTCTCGGCGATCCAGAGGTACTTCAACGTCGTTGCGGATCTCGGCCAGGCCGCCGCCGACTGCGAGTTGCAGAACAGCCCGAGCGACGACGATGCGGTCGGGCTGAGGCTCGATCCCGCCGCACTCGCCGCACGCTGCAACGGTCTTCCCCGCGGAGTTGTCCCGCGTAATGCTCAGTGGGTGACAGGATTCGTCGATGTTCACCTGGGTGCCCTGTACTGGATAGTCGGCGCCTGGTCTCCTGGATTCGGCGGTTCCGTGATCGACTATGGGACGTACCCGGATCAGCCTGTACCGTACTTCTCCCAGCCAGCCATTCCCACTTCGATCGAGCGTTTGCACCCGGGTCTTCCGGAAGATGCCATGATCCTGGCCGCGCTCACGGCATGCGTGTCGAGGCTAGCCGGCCGATCGTTCGACCGTGAGGAGGACGGCGGGTCGTTGCGTGCGTCGAGGATTCTGGTGGACTCCGGCTGGAAGAAGGAGTTGGTCTGCCAGTTTTGCAGACGGTCGCCTTTCGGTGACCAGGTTCGTCCAAGTCGCGGTGTCGGTATCGGCGCGAAGCACACCCCCATGGACGAATGGAAGCGCGACGCCAGAACGCTGCGGGGAACTCACTGGCTGTGGGGCCCGGACCGGTCAGGTGAGCGTGTCGTCGAGATTGACACCAACTGGTGGAAGACGACGGTCGCCGGGCGTCTTTCGCTCCCCATCGGAGCCGCCGGCGCCTGGGATCTCTGGGGACGCGATCCGGAGCAGCATCGTCTGATCGCAGATCACTGGTGCGCTCAGAAGTGCGAGGAGATGGAATCGCGGGACAAAGGCCGGCGGGTCAAGGAATGGGACGACAAGCCGGGTCAACACGAAACGCACTGGTGGGACGGCCTGATTGGTTGCTCAGTCGGCGCTTCGACGTCGGGCCTTTCCATGCCGGGTATTGCGGCATCGAGGAAGCGTCGCGGGCGTGTCATTCTTGCTGAATCGTGAGGAGAGTTATGGCGGATTCGACTCCAAAGAAGGGACGCCCGCGCGGCGCAAAGAACATCGAACGGCCAGTCATTGTGGATGTTCCTCCGGCGTGTCCTGTCGATCGCAACGGCTGCGGTTCCACGGACTTCGAGGTCCTGCGGATTATCGGCATCCAGGAGTTCTCGGGCACCTTGCCCGGCGGGCACCTCTACACGCACATCGTGTCACGCCGCGTCCGGTGCACGGCATGCGGACAGCACTTCGTAGTCAGGAGTTACGAACGGCGCGCGAAAGAATATAACGGGATTCCCGTTATATCTTCAGAACCGCCGTTGCAGGGAGCCGCGAACGAGGTGTAGGCTCGGTTCATGGCCTACGAAACGGAAATCGCCAGACTCGAAGCGATCCTCAACTCGGGCGCCAGCGACGTGTCCACGGATGTCGACAGGACGGCTTTCGACCACAAGTCCATCCGGGAGCAACTGGCCAAGCTCCGCCGCAAGCAGGACGCGACGAAACGCCCCAGGCAGGCCCAGGCTGACCTCAGTGGATTCTGACGGATGCCGTTCCTCTCCTCGATCAAACGCTGGACGAACCGCCTGACCGGCCGGGCCTCCCACGGCTACGACGCCGTCGAGGACAAGAAGCGGCGTCAGGCCCCGCTCTCGACCCTCCAGAGCGAGGACAAGGAGCTCAGCAGCAGCCAGCGTGGGCAGCTCGTGGCCACCTCCCGCGACGCCCCGCGGAATTTCGAGGTCGCTGCCTGGATGATTCGTAAGCACCTCGACTACGTCTCCACGTTCGGATTCAAGGCTTCCACCGGGAAAGACTCTTTCGACACGGACCTGGAGAAGTGGGTCGAGGAGGTCAGCAAGAAGGAGAACTTCGACGCTGCCAAACGCCACCCGCGTCGGGCCTTCCTCCGCCTGGCCGAGGCCCGGCGTGTCATCGATGGCGACGTCGGCCTGCTCAAGCTCGCGACTGGGCACTTCCAAGGGATCGAGGGGGACCGGATCCGCAATCCCGTGCTCGGGATGATCCCCAAAGGGATCGATCCCCAGCGACTCATCCACGGCGTCCAGGTCGGCAAGGCCGGCGAGGCGATCGCCTATTCCGTCTGCAACCGGGACAGGCTTGGCAGCGGGTTTGTCTTCGATCGCATGGTCTCGGCCGAGAACCTGATTCTCCACGGCTACTTCGATCGGTTCGATCAGACGCGAGGGATCTCGCCGCTGTCGTCTGCCGTGAATCGCCTCAGGGACTGCTACGAGGGGTTTGACTACGCGCTGGCCAAGGCCAAGCTCGCGCAGCTCCTCGCGCTCGCGCTCTACAGAAATCCCGACGAGGAAGAGGCCGTCGGCGATGTGGCGACCGAGACAGATAGCGACGGCGCGGTTATCAAGTCGAAAACGAAGCTCACCTTCCCCGGTGCGGCCGCGGTGCTCGACTTTGATGTCGGCGAGAAGGCCGAGTTCATCGAGAGCCAGCAGCCCTCGAATCAGTTCCGCGACTTCACGAAGTTCATGATCGCGGTGGCGCTCCTGGCCTTGGACATCCCCTACGTCTTCTTCGACCACTCGATCGCCAACTTCACCGTCAGCAGACACGCCCGGCTCCTCTACGAACAGTCCTGTGAGTCGAAGCAGCAGGACAACCGCGAGCTGCTTACGGCCTGGCTACGGTGGCGTCTGACGCTGGCGGTGATCGACGGCCGGATCGTGCTGCCCGCGGGAATGACCGTGGACGACGCGGTCGCCGCCTGCGAATGGATCGCCAAGGGCGTGCCCTGGGTCCAGCCGAGGGAAGAAGTCGAGGCCAACGGAACCGCGGTGGACCGCGGCTTCACCAGCACAGAGCGGGTTTGCAAGGGGCTCGGCCTCGACGCCTACGCGATCGTGGATGAGGAGGCCCGCTTCCAAAAGTACCGCCGCGAGAAGTTAGGCGAGGCTCCTCCGAAACCAGACGCCACGCGACCTGCGACCGACGCAAACGATCCGGAAGCAAGCGAGGGAAGCGATGCAGCAAGGAATTGACATTTCCGCCGTTCGCGTCCCACGCCTGGACGATTACTTCGGCCTCTGGGCTGTTGAGGAGAACCGCTTTCGCGCGGCCTTCGATCGAGTTTCCAGGATGGACCTCGGATTGCACATCCAGCAGTCCGACTATGAGCCCAAGCCCGTGGTAGTCCGACACGCCAATTCGGCGATGCCGGCAGACGGAAACCAGCCCTCCAAGGTGGCGGTGATCGAATTGACTGGCCTCCTGATGAAGGGGGAGTCCAGCCTGTACGAATCGACCTCGACGGTCAGGGCCAGGCGTGAGATTCGCAGTGCGGCCGACGATCCTTCGGTGGGCGGAATCCTGCTCGTCATCGACTCGCCCGGGGGAACCGCGGCGGGAACCGCCGATCTCGCCAGGGAGACCCGGGAGGCCGCCGCAAAGAAACCCGTCTTCGCGTTCGTCGAAGACCTTGGGGCGTCCGCGGCCTACTACGTAGCGAGCCAGGCGGACCGCATCTACGCCAACGAGCGGTCCGCCTTGGTGGGCTCGATCGGCACGCTGATGGGCGTGTACGACATGTCCGGCGCCGCGGCGAAGGAGGGCGTCAAGGCCATCGTGTTCGCCACGGGCCCACTGAAGGGGACCGGGTTCCCGGGTACCGAAGTAACGGACGAACAGCAGGCCTATCTCCAGGCGATCGTGGACCAGACGCAGCGGTCGTTCGACCAAGCCGTCCGCGACGGGCGCGTGTTGTCCGAGGAGGATCTTGCCGCCGTGCGATCCGGGGCGGTATTCGTTGCTGAGGAGGCACAGCGGTTAAAGCTGATCGACGGGATCCAGACGCTGGACGCCACCTTGGCGGACCTTTTTGCAACGATTTCCGAAGAGGAGAAGTCCATGAGCCGCAGTCAAATCGCCGAGCCGGCGACCGGCCTTGCCGTCCTGAACACCAAGCAGCCGAAGTCGGAGGAGGAACCCAAGAAGGTTCCCGAGGAGCAGGACGGGGAGGAGGAGCCCAAGAAGGTTCCCGAGGAAGAGGATGGGGAGGAGGAGCCCAAGGAACCCAAGAAGGAAGGGGAGGAGGAGCCGGAAGACCCCGAGAAGGACAAGAAGGCGACGGCACAAAACGCCAATCCCCGGGCCGAGGTGAAGCGTTACCTCGCCGCCTTCGGGCCCGACGGCGCGACTTGGTACGCCGAGGGCCTCACCTTCGAGCAGGCCAAGGACAAGCAGATCGAGAAGCTCACCGCGCGAGTGACCGCGCTGGAGGCCACCCTGAAGGCAATCAACCGCGGCGAGGCCGAGCCGGTCCAGTTCCAGTCCGGCGACAAGGACCAGCGGACCGAGGCCGCTGCGAAGTACGCCAACAGTGTTGGCGAAACATTGGCTCCCGTGGCCGCCGCGAACGCAGCGGCGATGCGGAAGTGAGGTTCAATCCGACTATCAGAAAAAACGCGGGATAGGCCGTACACCGAAAAGCACGCTCCCCACGTGTTTTCCCGCGTGAACCATCGGGGACGAATTCCAGGCCGGGGGAGGCCGCATGGAATCACAGCATGGCGATGCCATCCTTCTTGGACGTGATCCGTCTCAAAGGCGGAGACGTGGCCGTTGGCCTCATCGACGAGGCGAGCAAGGTTGTCCCTGAGGTCCGCTTCGGTGGCGCGAAGACGATCCCTGGCCTCAACTACAAGTGCAATGTCCGCACCGCCGTCCAGACGGTCGGGTTCCGCCGGGCCAATGAAGGCACGGCAGTCGGCAAGAGCACCTTCGAGCAGCGGCTCATCGAAACCTACCTGATGAATCCTCAGTTCGAGGTGGATGAAGCTGCTGCGATGGCCGCGGAAATGGGCGTGGCCGAATACCTGGCTCTTGAGGCGTCAGGAATCATGGAGGGCGCGATGCAGGCCCTCGGGACGACGTTCTTCTACGGCGACGACACGACTCACGGAAAGCAGTACGGATTTCCTGGTCTGCTGCAATGCCACGACAACACGAATATGGTCGTCGACGCTGGGGCCACACCGG